CCCCAGTTATTTTACCCCCGCCCCCACATAAAGCGTTCCCAAAAATTTTCGCCTGTGCTACATTCGGGTTACTGACTTTTCCAGACAGCTTTCGCTGAGGAGACCCAATTGCATCCATCCATCAACGCTGACCACCTTTTGCGCAGCCTTGCCTTGTCCGTTGCCAGAAATTTGGTGGGGGCCATGCGGCCAACCCATGAGATCATTGCCAGCGAAGGGCTCACGCAGACAGAATACGACCAGATTGCCCTGAACCCACAGTTTCAGCAGTACGTAGAAGCGTACAAGACTGAGCTCAAGGACACAGGCTTCTCGTTTTCAGCCAAAAGTAGGGTGCTGGCAGAGGATTTGCTGCCCAGTGCGTACCATATGGCCCGAGACCCCGACGTTCCAGCGGCTGTGAGGGCGAAAATCCTCGAAAATCTGGTCGATTGGGGCGATTTGAAGCCCAAAAACACCTCAAATGCGGGTGCTGGTCCCGGGTTTTCGATCACAATCAACATCCCAACGGTGGGCCAAACACCGGCTCAAACCATTGTTTTGGAGGCTGAGACCCCTCAAAAAGCCCTCGAAATTGCAGAAAACACACAAAAACCCACGGTATTTTTGGTTGAAGACGAGAATTACGAGTATGCAGGGGACGACTACACATGAGCGTTAACTACACCCCGGTTCCAAGCGTAACGCCCTACCTCCTTAGTGATAAGTTCCAGTCGTTCATCGTGGGGCCAGTAGGCTCGACCAAGACCACTGCGTCTCTCATGAAGATTCCGATCGAGGCCAAGAAGGTTGCTGCATGTGCAGACGGCATCCGCCGCTCTCGGGTTGCCATTGTGCGTAACACCCGTCAGATGCTGCTGGACTCGACCATCAAAGACTTTTTGGCGCTGTTCCCTGAAGGCCAAGCTGGCATCTACCACCGCACCGAGCTGAGATTCACACTGCGCTTTGACGATGTGGAGTGCGACATCTTGTTCAGGGGGCTGGATGATGCCAACGACGTGCGTCGTCTTCTGTCTCTGCAGCTGTCGTTTGCCATGGTGGACGAGGTGCGCGAGATCAACTCAGACGTGTTCGACGCGCTCACAGGCCGACTGGGTCGTTATCCTAACGGGATGATGGTGCCGCACCGCCCGCAGTGGGGAGTTGACGATAAGGGTAACCCCGTGCAGGGGTGTGTGGATGACAACGGCGTGCAGATGAAGAAAGTGTGGGGTGCGACCAACCCGCCTGACCTCGACGCACACTGGGAGCAGTACCTGACCAACGCGGACCCGGAGAAGGTGCACGTCACCATACAGCCCTCGGGCCTGTCCGACGAGGCGGACTGGGTGCAACACTTACCGTCTCACTACTACGAGGACTTGTGTGAAGGCAAGAGCGAGGACTGGGTCGACGTGTACGTCCACGGTAAGTGGGGTAAGAGCCTCTCGGGCATGCCCGTGTACGACAAGACGTTCACGTCGGACTTTCACGTTGCGCCGGAGAAGCTCAAGGCCATACAGAGCGCTGACTATCCCATCACGATCGGGATTGACTTCGGGCGCACGCCGTCGGCCATATTTATGCAGCGAGACCCACGCGGGCGGGTGCTGGTGCTTGACGAGATCACCTCAGAGAACATGGGCATCGAGACGTTCATCAACACGAAGCTCAATCCGTTCATTGGCAACAACTACCAAGGGCATACGTTCGCCTGCGCCCCAGACCCAGCGGGGTTCATGAAACAGCAGCTCAACGAGATGACGCTGGTGGACGCGCTGAAAGACGCAGGGTATAAGTGCGTCAAGCCGCCGACGAACGACCCGGAGAAACGCATCGCAGCCGTGGAGCGCCTGCTCAGCCAGCAGCTGGAGGGCAAGGCCATGTTCTTGATATCCCCGTCGTGCACGCACCTCATCAAAGGGTTTCGCTCAGGCTACAGGTATAAAGTCAAGAAGAACGGCGAGATGGAGGACAAGCCGGACAAGAACGAGTTTAGCCACATCCACGATGCGCTGCAGTACGGCTCGGCGGTGATCGACATGAACATCCGGGGCTTCGGCCTGCAGCAGACACGCCGGGAAGTAAAGAAGTCCGCGTACGCCTACACTTGACCCCTTGACAGCTCAGCGTACAATCGGGTAACTCTTGGAGACAGCCATGTCTTTTTTCTACCCGTCAATTACATCTGAGCGACGACATGAAGATTTTGCCCTACAGGTTTCTCGTGGGCAGATTCCCGGCCACCGGAGCGTAACTGTTTTTGGTTTTAACGGTGACGTTGATCAAGCTGAAGTCACTGTTTGGCCGTACACGGGCCTTATTCAACATCCAGCAGCTGCAATTCAGATGAAAGTCAGCTCATCCAACGCTGCCGATACGAGCGCTGGCACGGGGGCTCGCACAGTCTTGATCCAAGGCTTGGACGCCAGCTATAACGAGATTTCTGAGACAGTGACAATGAACGGCCAGACAGCCGTGATGACTACTAAGAACTACCTGCGGATTAACTACGCTGCGGTCGCAACCGCAGGTTCAGGCCAAAGCGCAGCGGGGGACATATACATCGGCACGGGCACCATAACAGCCGGTGTTCCAGCGACGGTGTATAACCTCATCAAGTTCAACTACAACGACACAGTGACTGGGCACTACACAGTCCCCGCAGGATACACTGCGTACTTGATGCAGGGTATGTTTACTGTGGGTCAGGTTAGCGGGTCTACGTCAGTTCAAGGTCGTCTGCTAACAGCTGGTGTTGATGGCATACGCCGCACCGCTTCAATAGTTACACTTAACAACGGCACAGCTGATTACGCGTTTGAGTTCCCAATTGCGATACCAGAAAAGACTGACATTGAGGCAACTGCCATAGGAGGCGCGAACAACAACTCTTGCACTTCAATGTTTGTAATCTTGCTGGTTGCTGGACCAAACGCATCCGCTCCCGGAATATCTTGGATTTAAATTATGGCCACAGGCATCGCACTCATCCCCGTCGCTCGTAGCTCCGATCTGGAGCGCGAGTCGCAAAAACGCAACACCGACATGCAGGCTACGCCTGTTATTCAGGGCTTGGCCGCTCATGCACGTAAGCGCTGGGAGTCTTCACGCGAAGCCAAACGAACCATCGAGGAGCGCATGTTGCAGTGCTTGCGCCAACGCAACGGCGAGTATGACCCGGACAAACTGGCCGACATCAAGCGCCAAGGTGGTTCGGAGATTTACATCCAGCTGACATCAGTCAAGTGCCGCGCTGCAACGAGCTGGCTGCGGGATACTTTGCTGGGCGTTGGGTCGGACAAGCCGTGGAGTATTGAGGCAACACCTGAACCCACACTGCCCCCTGAGTTGATCCAAGAGTTGATGGCCAACATGCAACAGCAGTTGATGGCCCAGATGGAGCAGGGAATGGCCCCGCCAGACCCTACACAGTTGCGCGAAGCTGCCGTGCAGATGAAAGACGCAGCGATGCGCAAACTCCGCGAAGAGGCCAATGAGCGCGTTGACCGCATGGAACTCAAGATGGAAGACCAGCTCATCGAGGGTGGCTGGACTGACGCACTCAACGCGTTTTTGGACGACGTGGTGACATTCCCGTACGCCGTGATGAAAGGGCCGATCAAGCGCAAACGCAAGACTATGGCTTGGAAAAACGGCGAGTTGGTGCCCTCAGAAGAGATTCGAAACGAGTGGGAGCGGGTTGATCCGTTTATGTTCTACTGGGCACCATGGTGTTCGGACGTGCAAGACGGCTTCATCGTTGAGCGCCACAAAATGACACGCGAAGACTTGCAAGTACTGCTGGGCGTGCCCGGGTACAACGACGACGCGATTCGTGCCGTGCTCAAAGACTTTGAGATGGGCAACCTCAACGAGTGGCTGTGGACTGATAGCGCTCAGGCAACCGCTGAGGGTAAGGACACTACACAGACCATTTTCACGACAGACCTAATAGACGCTTTGCAGATGTGGGACAGCGTCAAAGGTAGCGACTTGCTAACTTGGGGCCTGTCCGCTAAAGAGATTCCAGACCCAGACCTGAACTACCCCTGCGAAGTGTGGTTGGTGGGCTCGACGGTGATTCGCGCTGTGCTGAACTACGACCCGCTGGGCCGCAAGCCGTACTACGTGACATCCTACGAAAAAATTCCCGGTGCTGTGGCCGGTAAGGGCGTGACTGACCTGTGCCGGGACTCTCAGAGCATGGTGAACGCGGCTGCTCGCAGTTTGGCCAATAACATGGGCATCAGCTCTGGCCCGCAGGTGGGTGTTAACGTGTCGCGCCTGCCACCGGGTGAAGACATCACAGAGATGTACCCTTGGAAAATATGGCAGTTCCAGAGCTCGGAGTTCAACGACGGCTCGCAGCCTCTGACATTCTTCCAGCCTAACAGCAACGCCAACGAACTAATGGCTGTGTTCGAGAAGTTCTCGGCCCGCGCTGACGAGGACACCATGATCCCGCGTTACATGACTGGTGACGCCTCGGGTGGCGCTGGCCGTACGTCGTCTGGCTTGTCCATGTTGATTTCCAACGCTGGTAAGGGCATCAAACAGGTTATCAGCAACATTGACCGCAACGTGATCGTGCCGTCTATTGAGCGCTTGTACCAAGACAACCTGCGCTACAGCAAAGACCCAGACCTCATCGGCGACGTCAAGACTGTGGCCAAGGGCGCAAGCAGCTTGGTTATCAAGGAATCTGAAGCCGTACGCCGTAACGAGTTCTTGCAGATTGTGCTCAACAGCCCTGTGGCACAGCAGATTGTGGGCATGGACGGCGCGGCAGAACTCTTGCGCGAGCAGGCTCGCAACCTGAGCGGCAACGTCAACCGTATCGTGCCAGATCGTCCGACGCTCACAGCCATGCAGACTCTGCAGCAGCAAAACGCCCAACTCCAAGAGCAACTGGCCATGATCGCTGGCGAACTCCAAGGCGGCGCACCGGGTGCTCCGGGCATGACGCAGGGCCCAGCCCCAAAGAATATGCTGCCTGACGGCAGTCAAGTTGGTGGTCGTGAAGGAAATATGATTTCACCACGCCCAAATGGTGTTTGACTTAGCGCACCGGAGTTGTAACAGCCTTCTCTGGTGTCCAGCCTAGCTTATCTATGCGCGAGCTTATTGTTGCTTCGTGAATACCGGTTTGCGCGGCCCAGTCTACAAGCAGCATAGTCTGTCCGTCCGCCGTTATTTTTCGACTGGTGGACTTGTTGCGTGACTGGTCTGCCTTTGGTATCCACGTGCAGTTGTCCGGCTGATAGCCTTTGTTCACGTCCAGCCGCTCTATCGAGTAGCCTTTTGGCTTCGGCCCCATATCCTCTAAAAACGCCACAAACTCTTGCCAGCGCTCGCATACTTTAATCCCACGACCGCCATACCTGCTGTAGCCGTGAGCATTTGGATTGCTGCAACGCTTTACCATGCCAGCCCAAATGTTGTACGTCGCGTCTTTCCCGCCGCTTTTACCGTGCGTGGTCCTGCGCTCACGACTGGATTCCCTTCGGTGGCACCCACAAGACTGTGTAAGACCTCTAGTTAGAGCTGATGCCCACACTACTTTTGACTCCCCGCAGTCGCATAGGCAGTTCCACCGCGAGTTTCCATTTTTGTCCTTAAACGCAAATGACAACACGGTAAGTTTTCCGAACATTTGACCAGTAAGGTCGTTACGCACTTGGTTCATAGCAGCTCCTTTTCCCTATTATAACTACAAATAACTTCATGTACAAACAAAATGTGTTGACAAACGCAAGTATGTATGGCGTACAATGATGCTATGAAACTTTTCATCGGCCAAAAGCCTGATCGGCAGCACATGCAAGCACTAATCCGCTGCAAGCTGCAAGAAAACGAAGCGCTACTGGCGCTGTTCCGAACCAAGCTAGACGAAACCAAGGTCTCGTTGATGCAGGCAGAAGAACCGCACCGTCTGTACCGCCTCCAAGGTCAGGCTCAAGCCTTATCAGATTTCCTCGAAGCGGTTGAAAAATCGTCAGAGGTCTTCGACCGGATCAAGTGATCCGAATTTTGTAAATCCGCGCAAACCATTACGCAGACGGCAGACCGCAGTAGGAGCCTAAAGCAGAGCTGGAGCGACAAGGAGAATTGAATGGCATTGCCAAGACAAGTAGAAGCTCAGTTACGTGAACTGGAAGCACTGGAAAAGCAGCTGACCGACGCGCAGAACCCTGCCCCCGCAGACCCTACGCAGACCCCAGCAGAGCCTCCCCAAGACCCACAGCCCGCGCCTGCAGAGCCAAAGCCTGTTGAGCCAACGCCGACACCGACTGAACCAGTCGTAGCGGAAGAGAAATGGGAGCAGAAGTACAAAACCCTCAAGGGCATGTACGACGCCGAAGTTCCTCGCTTGCATGCAGACTTGCGTGAGCTCAAGGGCCAAGTGGATAACCTCCGCAAAGCCTCTGAGACCAAGCCGGTTGAGCCTGTTAAGCCCAAAGCTGCTGAGAAGTTGGTGACTGATGCTGATGTTGAAGCATTTGGTTCGGACCTTATTGAGGTCCAGCGCAAAGTTGCCCGCGAAGTGGCAGCAGAGTTTCGTGGTGAGCTAGACGCCATGCGTGCCGAGAATGAGAAGTTGCGCGAGCAGCTGACCAGCACCGGCACCCAAGTGTCTGAAGCAAGTTTTGAGCAGCGCCTGTACCGTATGGTGCCGGACTTTGAAGCAGTCAATGCTAATCCGAAGTGGATTGCTTGGCTCAACGAAGTGGACCCGCTGCTCCGAGCCCCCCGATCTTCTGTTGCACAACAAGCGTTCAACCGAGGCGATGCTGAAGGTGTTGCACACTACGTGGCGATGTTCAAACAGACCGTTGCACCCGCAGAGCAAAAAGCCGACAAGACCGATGAGCTTGAGCGTCAACTTCAGCCGAATCGTGGTGCCACAAGCGCCCCACCTACCTCTCAAAAAGGTAAGGTCTACACCAACGCGGACATCGAAAAAATGTTCCGTAAGGCGACTGATCTGGGTATCAAAGGGCGCAGCGATGAGGCAAAGAAACTTGAAGCTGAAATTGATGCAGCGTTCACAGAAGGTCGCGTAACAGCGTAATCCGTGGGCAAAGTGTCACCCAACCTGTAACTTTTTAGGAGGCCATCATGGCTGCTGTATATCCCGTCCAATCGCCGTTCAACACGAACCCCTCGTACTCCGGCGCTTTCATCCCCACCCTGTGGTCCGGCAAATTGCTGGCCAAGTTCTACCAGAACACCATGTTGTCTGAAATCGCTAACACCGATTACGAAGGCGAGTTGAAGAACCAAGGCGATACCATCCGTATCCGTTTGGCTCCTTCGATCAGCATCTCCGACTACACTGTTGGCCAGAACCTGTCGTACGAAGTCCCCACTCCTATCTTCCAAGATATGCAAGTGAACAAGGGCAAGTACTTCGGCGTGCAAGTCAACGACGTGCTGGCCTATCAGTCCGACATGAACCTGATGAACATGTTCACCGAAGACGCTGCCAAGCAGTTGAAGATCGCCATCGAAAACGAAGTGTTCTTCAACAACATGGTCACTGAAGGCCCTGCCGCTGCCAACGAAG